ACGTTCACGAGATCAACAACGCTCGGTTTTCCAAGACACGCGCCTACGAGGGCCTTCTCGGTGTCAAACATCTTCCGGCTCGATTCCGAATTGCTTTTTAGGCGGCGGAGGCTGGTTCGTCACTTCGGGCCTGAAACGTATAACGTTCATAACCCATGTTCTCCAGGTCGCTTCCCAATCAACCATACGCCTACCGTTTGCCGCGTTGTAATCCTTGAATCGCTGTACTTCATCTGCAATGACGAGAGACGGCGCACGAGATTTTGCAAACTCAATCCCGGCTTCTGATGGTTCCCAATTAGCCTTCAAAGAGGTTTTTCGCTCATCAGGTTCTTGAATAATATTCTTTATAGGTTCTGGTTCTGGTTCGGGGGCATCGTTTTGCCATCCGTTTGCCATAGCATTTGCCATAGCATTTGCCATACCGTTTGCCATCGGTTCGGGTTTATCTTTGCTATTCCATCGAGCATTTGCGCCCAGCTTTCCAGCTTCTGATCGTGCCTTACGAGTTTCCTCACGTTTGGCTTTCTCAGTCTCCGCGCACGGCTGGTACTGTTCCCAATCATGGAATTGATAGCCACCCTCGACTATCTCCCATAAACGCGCCTGAACGAGTTTTCCGGCGATTTTAGGGCCACCCATAGCAAGAACAATCTCATTCGAGATAAAGCCGCCGGTGAGCATTTGGCACGAGTAAGACATAGAACGCACCCACATTCCGAGGGCCTCATTTCCAGCTTCGAGTGCCTTCGGGTGGAATGCTAACTGATCGTCAATCTTTCCCCACGTCATTAGCGAATCACCTCCGCGCAGGCCATGAGTTCAGCCGCGTGTTGAGGCGTGATCTCCAGCGAGTCGGCAATCTGCTGATTAGTCACGCCGTACTTCCGGCACAGCCCGAGATAGTGCGCCTGTAGGCGTATCATCCCGTCACGCTCATCATCTGAGCATGTCGCGATGAGGTCCGTGGTTTTGTGTAAATACCACAGCGCGATGAGAGGTTTTCTATCGCAGTTTTCGATAGACTCGTTCATAGATTCAACTCCTTGATAGTTGGATTAGAAGCCCGGCTTGAGTGTATGAGAGTCCACTCGCCGGGTTTCGTTTATTCAGTTGTTACTCACTACTCACACTATAGGTCATAACGCGTCGAAAACCTGTTGTAAAACGCCCGTAATTCGCTCTCTAACGCTAGAACCTACTCCGAGCACGTCATCATGTCTAATCGGTTCCTCAGTCAGCCCTGTGGCGTAATTCGTGACTAGCGACAGCCCGATAACTTTCATGCCACATTCGCGCGCGGCAATCGCTTCAAGCGCGGTAGACATTCCGACCAAATCTGCGCCGAGCGTTCTTGCCATTCGTACCTCAGCGGGTGTCTCGAATTGTGGCCCGCGAAATTGCGCATAAACGCCTGTTGCGATTCCAGGCACATAAAAGCCCGGATACTCATACGCGCCAGACATATCGACAAACTCCCGCGCTGGTGATGTTCCAGTGAGGTTCAGGTGATCCGTAATGCCGATTATGTCGCCTAAGTCATAATTCTGATTCACCGCGCCGGCTGCGTTTGTGAGCACGACAGTTCGACAACCCGCCTCATGCGCTGTCCTTACGCCGTGGGCCACTTCGTCCGGTGTTGCGCCCTGGTAAAGGTGTGCGCGTGAACCGAGCACGAGAACCGCGGTGCCTGAGTCGGTTACGAGTGCGTGAAAGTCTGTGTTATGTCCTTCGACGCCTTCGCGGTCAAATCCGGCAATGCGTGACTGATGAACGCTGCCGAACGATTCTCCGACGCCCTCAATGTGCCACCCGGTTCCGAGTTGTATGGCTACGTCAAAGGCTGGAATGTCAAGTTTGCGCATTAGTTGCTTTGCCGCGATCCACGCAAGTTCATTCGACATTCAGAATCTCCATCGTTCCATCATCTTTGAGCAAAACCCATCCGTGCACTTTGTGAAATAGCGATATCGCTTCAGAATCGGCATATCGCGATATTTTGAATCCGAGAAGCTGGGCCCGTCGTTGTAAGTCATTCTCAAAGCGACCATTCACGACGCTATCTACGAGGATGAGGTTCGAGAGCCTATCCGCGCCTTTGAATCCACCTGCGCCACGGTTTGCGCGATGATGAGGCACGAGTGTATCTGTTTCGAGTCCCGTCCAGGCGCACATGTCCCCGTCACGCTCGCGGAGTGCTGCGAGAAGTTTCCTATCCAGCACGTCTAATACGCCTCCGCTGTAACGGCGTCTTTCCGCCCCATACGCCGAACCAAATCTGATGATCTAAGGCATAGTCCAGGCATATGTCGCGCACCGGACAATTTTCGCAAATGCGTTGTGCATGAATCGACGTTTGCCCCCTCTCTGGAAAAAACACGTCGGGCGTGACCTGAGCGCAAATCGCGTCATCCATCCACGGCTCAGGTTTCACTCACTCAGACTACTATGCACCCTCAGCCTGAATCGAACGGAGAAGCGACTGAGAAGCCATAACAGATTGTTCGAGCTGCCGCGTTTTCAACTTGATCCGGTTAAACTCCGCTTCAGCCAGGGCGAGCGTTTGCTTCGCATCGGCTGCCGACTGTCGGGCCGTCGCTTTGCGTTCCTCAATGTTGCCCTCACAGGTGAGAAAGGCAATGTCATAAACCTTCTCGAAGTCGAGTTGCGCCTGTTCTTTCTTGAGTTCCGCCTGATAGTGCGCGTCAGGTGCTTTTCTCAGTTGGTGAAGGTAGCCCGTTATTTGTTCGCGGAGTAACTCGGGATTCATTGCTTTTTTTCCTTTAGTGAGTCGATTATGCGTTGCGTTTCTGCCTCGAAACGAGCATTGTCTTTCTGCTCGCGCGCCACCTTGCGCTTGAGCGAACCGCGCCTAAACGCTTTCTGATTCCGCTTGCCGTGGCTCATTCATTGCCTCCACCGCTTGACGCACATACTCGTAAACGCCGCCGACCTTCGAGAGCGACTCTAAAGCCTTCGTGAGTTCCTCCGTGGTCATACCTCAATCGTGACATTAGGCATCCTTCAATTCGGCTTTACGCGCCGTGAAAAGTACACGCACGTCCTCAGTCATCCATCCGGCAGCAATCCCCTGCTCGTAAATGCGCTGGAGTCCATCAATGCTCGTGACCGCTTCGAGTTTTGTGGTCAGGTCATCGGGTGCGGGAACCGCGCGTGAGACTTTCTGCATTTCTTCGCGCGACGGGCCCTTAGAGCCGGCGAATGCCCACCTGAGTGCGCGACCCAAAGCCGAGGTGCAAGCGTTTTCGAGTGCGCTTGTCTTGTTTGCCATGCCAACGCCATCAACCTCGAACGCCCATTCACTCGCCTTGGGCAGGTCGCGCTCTTGATCCCACGCGTCCATGTACACGCGCGCCTCGACAACCCACATAGCCTGAGCGCGGTCATTCTCGGTTGTGTGATTGATAATCACGCAGCGCAAGTCAGGGTAAGCCTCAAGTGCTCGCGCGTGACGTTGCTCAACTGTCTCGTAGTTCTCCAAATTGAAGTTAGCCACTATAAATCTCCTTCTTGTAATAAGCGGACTGCTACCTTGACGAGTTCGCCAATCATCTTTTCGTCGCGATCAATCCACATTGAACGCGGCTCAAGCCACCCTGGAACAAATCCATAAGACGCGTTCGCCCTCAACTGCCAGGCATAAAGACATCTCTCCGCGCCCGTGACAAACATTTGCCATTGCATTTGCCTAACATGGTCAGCTGGCGGGCCATCAAGTGGTTTTCCCATCGTCTTGATTTCGGCAATCTGCAAGTGGTCAATACTCAAGCCGTCAGGCGTAGCCAGAAAACGCGGTGCTTCGGCATGAGCAATTAGCCACTCATTCGGCATAATGCCAAACTCATCTTTCACCCATCGCGCAATCACGGGTTCCATGAAAGTGCCCCATGCCATAAACGCGTTCACCTGAACATCGACAGGGTTTCGCCGCGCTTCGAGCTGGTCACGAAAACTGGCGGGCCCTGACGCGGCTTTAGCAACCGCTGTCGCGGTCACGCCGCGGGTTCGCGCTTCAAGCCATAGGTCGCGGTCCGATGAGCGCGCTATAAAGCGGTCAGGGTCAATCATTGCGAATCCTCAATTTTCCTAATGAGGTCGCGCATTCCGAAACATACTGAGTGCTCGCAATTGCCTGTCTCTTGGTGACCGAAACATACTTTTGCCTCAGCCATTGCAATAATGCGTTTAGTTTCGGACTCAACACCCGCGACAAAACCCTGAATGCCTGTTGGGTATGGGTTTGCGTTTTCGCGAATCTCATCTTGCACAAACTTCGCGTACCGTTCTCGAATATCCATGTCTTTCCCTTCCTCAATCAAACTAATTCACGCCACCGACAAGGCGCGCGAATCCCTCTAACGTCATAAACACGACGGCCTGCGCCGGGTCAGCCTTCCCGCGACGTTTCGCCACGACAATGCCTACCGAGGCGTCATCGTTTCCACGTTCTACCTCAGCCTCATTCAGCCACTCGGTGACGTGATACTGCCCGCCGTAGTCTTTTGCCTCCAGCACTATCCGCCCGCAAATGGGCGAACGCACATTAGCAATGTCACCGCGATCGTCTGCGCCACGTTTCACGCGCCGGTCGATCCGGTCATCCTCGAGGACGCGCGCGAGATAATCCGCTACGGCCCTCTCGAACGAGGCCCCTGCTGCTTTCGCGCTTGCTCTAGTCCGACTCAAGATTGCCTCGGCGTAGTTCTTCCACGAAGCCAAGAAACGCCGCCACATCATCCCCCGCTGGCGCGTCTAGCCATTCCACGAGTCGATTGGCGAGAGCGTCACAGGCGGAAAGCCAGCCTGCAAGAAATAATCCCGCATGATCTGGAAACGTCTGCCCTTTCGCAAGGTTTGCCCGCAAGAAGTCGGCATACGCCTCTTGGTATGACCGCGGTGCCTGCTCGTAAGCGCGTTCAATCATGCTGCGCCATTCATCGAAGCTCACGAGAACGCCACCGTAAAGACATAGACAAAACCGAGCGCGACCATGACGAAAAGAAACCCGAGCACACTCCAGGCGACAAGTCCCCACCAAATGACGCGCGGGCCCTTCTGAAACGTCGTGCGCCTCAACGCTTTTCCCATCGTTGCACCTCCAAATAGTCCATAAGAGCCGCCAGAATGAGCGTAGACACGTTTACGCCCCGTTTCTGTGCAATTACCTGCATACGTTCCCACAACGCATCAGGAAGGCGCACAGAGCGCACTCGACTAGTCATTTTGTACCTCCCAAATAAGTTTGCGAATCTCTAGCGGCGAAAAGAATCGATTCAGTTCCTCAAACGCTGACTGCCAACGATCCTCAAGAGTGAATGTCGGGTCAATCCATGCGACCTCGTGAAGTTGCGCCTCACAGGTAATGAGTTCGCGCACGAGCGCGTTTATCTGGCCGTTCATCCGGCGTTCCCGAATACGAGCATCGTAAAATAAATGAACGCCCAAACGCCCGTGAACGCCAACAGGCATTCGCCCAAGAAAAGCACCAGGCGCACAATCATGCGAACGTTCGAGCGAATCTCGTAATAGCGCGGTGAATGCTGCACAGTCTCCGCTGTGCCTATGCGCCGATTGTGCTGGCGCAGTCCGTAGTCGCTCATGCGTTCACCTTCATCTCGTTCACGACGTACATGATTTCGTCACGAGTCCAGTTGACCATCATCAAGTCAAGCAAAGCCTCTTCAGCCTTCCATAGGTGCTTGATGACGTGCGTGAGCGTGGGCTTTGTATTTAACCGAATCTGACGCAGGTTCAGAATCGTTTCGTACTCCTTGCGGAGGATATCCATTTCAGACATTTTGTGTTCCCTTCCAAGAACCGCCCTTGTTGGCGTAATACAAAGATAGCACTATCTGTAATACAAAGTGCAACTATTTCTACAAAAAAGTTTCCCCGGCGAACCGAAGCTCAAACCGGGGAAACGCACGGGGGAAGGGGAACCGTGTTTGATTAGTTTACTGACATGACTCGCAGTTCATAGCATCCTGCGGGTCAATCGGGCACGAATATCCGCCGACATTCTCTCGTTCGCTCACTTCTTCACGTTTCCAATCGCAATAGCCGAGAATGCAGGTGCCAGGTTCGCGACAACCGCGAGGCTGATGGTCAGCCACACAGGGAAAAGTGCGCCAGCGGCAGCGAAACCAACAGCGGTGTTCGACACGATGAGGCTCGCGAGGGCGTAACCGAAGTAGGCCCACTTGCGACCTGTCGGAGTCGGGATAATGACGCCGAGATCGGCGGAAGGGATAGCGGCGATTTGTTCCGCCTGGGTCTTGTTGGGCACGGGTTTCTCACTTTCGGGTTTCGAGGGTTGCGGGACGGGGCGAGTAGGTTTTGCCGGTTTTGTCGGTTCGGGCTTGACGGGCTTGACGGGTTCAGGCTTGACGGGTTCAGGCTTGACGGGTTCCGGTTTGACAGGTTCGGGCTTCGCCGGTGCGGGTTTCACGAACGTGCCAGCATTGAGTCGAGTCTGCAAGGCGCGAATAGTTTGCGGGCCGAAGTCGCCGTCTTGAGTAACGCCGAGAAAAGCCTGAAGCGCGCGAGTTGTGCCAGGGCCCCAATCGCCATCCACCGTTGCACCGACGAGAACCTGCAGCGCGCGAACACTTGCCCGCCCAAAATCGCCGTCTACGGTCACGCCGAGAGCAGACTGTAGCGCGCGGATCGTGTTTCGCCCAAAGTCACCATCCACGGCGAGAGGCGCCGGACTGCTGCCACTACCTGACGAACCGAGATTCGCCTGAATGAACGCGTATGGGTCAATCTTGTTTCCGAGTCCGACAAACGCCTGTGGGCTGTCTGACATGGTGATGTGAAGATGAGTTCCACGCGAGTTCGTGCCCGTGTTTCCCGAGACACCAATTTTCGTGCCTTCTTTGACGCTCTGGCCCACCTTGACGTTGATGCTGGACAGGTGCAAGTATGCGACGTAAATACCGAATCCAGGCAACCAGCAACACACATAGTTTCCGTTGCCGTCGTTCCAGCCCGCCGACTCGACTACTGCATCCGCGACGCTGTAAACCTCACCGGCGACGGTGTAATCCGAACCTGTGTGCGGGTATTTTCTTCCGCCCGACATTGAGCCGAACGGATCGGCAGCATCGTAGAAACTTGGGGAAACGGGATGACGCATGACTCTCCTACTTAGTGACGAACGTGACAAATGAGGCGATAAAGCCGAGAACCGCGATAGTCGCAAGAATCCAAACGGAAACATGAACGCGCGGTGGCTGGCGTTGCTCTAAGAGAGCCACCTTCGTTTCAATCTCGTTTATTCGCTTCCAATGCTGGTCGGAGATTTTCGACAACTCATCTAGTTTTGTCATCATCAAATCCTGTTTCACCGAAAGCCCTTCGAGCTTTACCAGAATATCGTTAAGAGTGACGTCGGCCATTAGACGCTCGCAGGTCGGAGATATTCAATGGAAACTGTGTGATCCGCACAAGTACGGTTTGCGCCCGTATCTTGGTAAAGATAGAAACGAAGAACATCACCGGATGCAAGTAACGTAGTTGTCATATCGCCACACCATCCCGATGCGTCCGCTGGGCTAGCTTTACCAGAATAAACGATGGTATTAGTTGTCATCGTCGTTGAGTTTTTGTTAATACCGTGGTTTCGCGTTGTGCCCGTTGTTGCTGACCATCCTGCGTGACGAGCCAAAGACGAAAGACGATACCATCCATCTTTGCGCACAGTAAAAGTGCTCGGGGCCGTCGCTGAATCAATTTGAATGGTGTCTGTGTTAGACGTTGAGCCGGTGCAAGAAAATGTGTTGAACGAGACAACGGTATAAGCAGCTGTGGGGATAGAAACGCCCGAAGTGTTGTTGCGCTTGCCCGCAAATAAGACCGTTCCCTCGGCTGGGTACCATCCAGCCGTGGCTGCGCCTCCAGGGTTGGTTGAAGAGTTATACGCTTCGTAATATTGCCACGCTGAATTGGAATCAGTCAGATAAGAACGCATCCCTTGAGAAGGCGAGGCAAGCGCGGCAGTACGCGCGGCAGCCGAAGCAAAGAGCATCACGCTCTGATCCTGCAAATAGCCCTGCACCTGAGCCGCGGTGAGAACCGCGCCCGCGGCAAAAGCCTTGTAACCGAGTCCGGCCATGAATTACTCCTTAGAAGGGACTGACGTAAGCGTCACGAGTATCTTCGCCTGAAATGGCGAACCTATAGGTACAACTTTCCGGTGTTGCGTCAATATCAATGCCGGTAATGAAGCTTTTTTGCGTAATCGCTGAACCGATGCTGTTGGGCGTCCATTCAACGCTCACAACGTTCCCAATATCGAGAGAGAAGAAGCCGAACAGCCCATTGAGCAACGGGCCCGCAAAAGACTTTATGACCGGATTATCAGCGGAGACTTCGAGTTGTGAGATTCGGTACTTCGGGTTCGCATAATTGGTTATATAGAAGTTCCCGAGCGTAGTCATTTCGCCCACGCTGGATACGAGCGAAGGATACGATTCTGAGGCGATTCGGTACGTCTGCTGCGAGGTCGTATCTTGCACGGTAACCGTTCCAGCGCCACCCGAGACTGTGGCGTTGTTCACCAATTCTTCGGTGCCATAGAGAACCTCTAGCGCGTTGATTGGTAGGGCCGTTCCGGGCGTGGTCGAAAATGATGCGTCGGGACTTCCATAACTCGACGCGATCGCAAGATAGTTCCATGTCGAGAACGTAACTTCGCCATAACTATTGATGAAAAGATAAGCCGCCTCAGAATCCGAAACCGATTGCATATAGTCCAGGGCGTTCCCGTTATAGGTCGCGGTCCCAATTTGAAAAGTCCCAAAACCAATTTGCGTCTTATCGCTAGGCCATTGCACTGATGACGCATTGAGGACGCGCGTAATGCGAACACTCGACGTTTCCGCCGTGAGTCCGGTTAGATTCACGTTCTGATTAGCGAGAATCGTAAACGCGTCCGAACATTGAGCCGTCGAAGTCGAATCGCCCGAAACGTCGTAGGACATGTTCCAATCGTCAATCCAGCCCGTGAATTGTGGCACGACTGCGCCCGGGGCACTTGCGTCGCCCATTGAGAAGATAATGCGCCTACGCGGAACAATCGAGCCGTTATAGGGAGAGCTTGTGTACTTCGGATCAAAGGCGCGAGAGCGATTGTCGAAAACGACGGTCATTTGCCCGGCGGTAAACTTGCCTTGCAGCGTCGATTTTCCGCGACGTGTCGAGACTGAGCGAACATACTGCGTCACGTCTTGGAGAAGATAACCGAGTGTTCCCGTGTCGAGTTTGTCTGTATCAAGAATGAAACCCGTGTTTGTTTCAAGCTCTACTTTGTATGTGTACTGCGCCATTACGCCCCCACGAACACAGGGCCTGAAACGCGCTCATACTTCTTGATAGCATCCACGACAGCGCGCCCAATATCTGCCGACGTAGAAAGCCCGCCGTTCACTACGACGTTGTATGTTATGCCGCCTCCACCGCCGCCCATGATCGTGCCGAGTTTGTCGAGTGGGATAACCGCTTCAGCCTGACCTGCCTCACCGATAGTGGCCATCGTTCCGCCAGGGCGAGGCATGACGATTCCACCCGTGGCAAGTTTGAGTCCGCCCGAACCAACAGACATGCTCACGCGCGAAAGAGGCTTAGAGGACGTAATGCCAAAGAGTTCGTTCCAGTTGTCAATGAGGTGCCGAACGCCGTCAGCCGTGACATAGATAAGCTGTTTCAAAACACCGAGTGGGCCCATGAACATGTTGATGTTCGGCTTCCCCTCCTCCATGAGTTTGTATTGATCTCGCCACCAGCCGTTAATGTTCTTTATGGCGTCACCGACAAAAGACAACACATCGCCCACAGTTTTCATCATGTCCTTGAAGCCTGAACCCTTCGAGGAACCTTCCTTGAACATATCCGCAATGTCTTTTATGAAGTGGGCTACGCCCGGCGCGACTGCGACAATGCCCGGCAGAATCTCCTTCATAAGAGACATCATCGACGGGAGAAGTTCCTTTATGGACGGGAGAATATCGACAAACGCTTTACCTAAGTCGACAAGAAACTTTTGGAATGTCGGGTCAGCAACCATCTCGGCAAGTGCATCACGAATAAGTGGCACCACCTTTTCAAGTGCGGGCATAAGAGCATTACCGACAATTTCTTGAAAGTTTCCCCACATAACGGTCAGACGATCAAGGGCAGAAGCCGCCTTAGGCCCCATGCCCGCATATTTTGCGTCGAGCTGGTCGATTAGATACGCCTGTGCTTCGATTTCTTGCCCATTGTCTAGAAGGGCCTGATACGTCTTTTGTTGTTCGTCAGTAAACACGATGCCTTGACGCGTAAGTTTCGACATAGCGGTTTCGGAATCGCCCGAGATCTTGATAAAGGCGAGTCCGATTGTTTCAACGTCTTTACCCGTTCCCGCTGCTACGTTCGTCGCGACCTCCGCTAGATGTTCAATGCCCTTCGTGCCAAGTGCTGCGAGAGTTGGCACAGCCATCCAAGTTTTTTCAATAGAGAGCAAAACCTCATCGTCAATGCCGACAAGTTCGCCCAAAGTCTGCGCATGATCCTTCAGCGCGCCGGTAGCCTTCTGAATGTCCTTATCGGTGTTACCGAATACGCCCGCATTCTTTGCCGCCTGATCGAGAGCCTTCCCAACTTTCCAAGACTCATCGGCGGCGCGAAGTGATGACGCAGCGAACACACCAGCGGCGATACCGCCCGCAACAAATGCACCGGCGAGCAACGTGCCAGCATTGCGCGCAAAACCGCCGAGACGGTCAAGCCCTGTCTGAGCATCACGAATACCGCTTGGGTCAAACTTAGAAACGATGGGAAGGCGTAAAGGCATTAGACGTTCTCCAATTCAACGCTCACGCGGTCAGTCCACTTCTCGACCAAAGTCTCAGCCAAGCGGTAGATGGTTGCCTTGAAAGGCATAAAGGCACGGTACACATAGCGTCCACCCTTATCCCATCCCGGCACACGGAGATTTAACATTCCGACGAACCACGGGCCACGCGCATCCGTAGGGGAACCGTTCGAGTTCTTAGAGCCAGCAAACTCAGCAATGTACATACCGCGAGACGCACGGCCCGCATCCACGTTGATTGTTACCAGGTCACCCCATCCAAACCGCGACCTGCCGGGACGGGTTGAAACTGTGGCCTTCACGTTGCCCCACTTTGTATTGCCATTATGGTTTGTCATGCCAGACAATGGCGCGCCGTTTTGGTTAGCTGTTGCCGCAATATCGCGTGCTGTGCCGCCAATACCTGACCGCATACTGCGCCCAAGATCATTCAGCAATTCTTTATCGACGCTGCGAAGAATGCGAGCGACTTTTGCCATGTCGCGCGCGTCTACTTCTGCTCGAAACGAAACTGCCATGACTCAAGTCTACTGACCACCCGCATTTCGGGCACGAGACACAGCGACTAGGTAGCGTTGCATAGTCCACAACATCCGCGGCTCAAGTTGCATGAGTTCACGCGGTGAAAGGTGATATTCGTGAGCGAGTTGGGCCATCATCCAATGAAGCGAATAACCGCCCAACGGTTCTATTTTTTTGCGTCGCCCTCACGCACAATCTGGATGCTCTCGACCCATGCCTCGAAGTCGAGTTCAGTAGCCTTCGTGCGTTTCTCGACTGAGTAAGCCAGGAAGAAAAGGTGCGTGAGTTTGGGCGTAGCCAAACCTGCAATGCTCATATCAAAGTGCGCCTCGAAGCGCATCAAATCGACAGCGAGCGCGCTAACGGTTTTCGTGGTGCCGTCAGCGTAGACGATTTCAAGTTGAATAGGATCCATGACCCTACTCTAATACTTAGACGGTGCCTCGGGTGAATGCGCCAGCGGCAGCCCACGTTGTGGAGAATGTCAGCAAGTCGCCAACACTTCCCGCGACGGGCGAGTAACCGCTGAGAACAACGGGGCACGTCCAGCGAGGGTTCGTTGCACTTGCGGCGGTCCCGTTCGGGATGATGACAACCGTGCCCACGGCACCCCATGCGCTTGAGAGCGTGGCATCAACCGAGGCGGCGAAGTCTTGGTGCCAGTCGAGCTTCACGGAACCATCCTTCAGGCCCGCGACGCGCGAACGCCATCCAGCAGTGCCGAAAGCAGTTGTTTCAATCTCATCCGCGCTCTGGTCAATTGTGACCGCGCCAATGTGATCCGAAAAATCGGTACCGTTCACGGTCACATATGCGTTCGTGAAAACGAGTTTAGCCATTTTGTTTTCTCCTAGTTTCCGTAAACGGTTACAGTAAAGTCGGCTGCCAAATAATTGACTTCTCCAATGGTAAGGCTACCAACGCTCGACATAGCCTCAACACGCACGTCATAGCAAGAACCGCCTAAAGTCTTGTCAGACTCAATAGCATTCTTAATCGCGCCTGCACCAGGTGAAATGTATCCGTCAAGAATGCTCTGTGCAGTTCGCTCACTCATCCGACCCGCAAGAACCGTAAGCATGAACGTATATGTCGTGAGACCGCCGCGCAACGCACCATCATAAGCAACAGACTGCAAACTAATGACTGCTTGTGGTGGGTTCACTTGCTCGGGCAAACTCGTGGCAATACGCAAGCCTGAAAGCGTCGCAAGATTTGTGCCTAACCCTGCACGGATCGTCGCAATACTCACGCGTAAGTCACCTTCATATAAGACGCAAGAAGTGCCTGCACGTCGGAGTCAACCCGGCTGACTCGAATCGCCCCGAGATCGCCCATGCCCGCAATACCCAATGGGCTGTCATATCGTTTGAAAAGACGAAGTGACATCAAAATACAGGCCATGCGCACATCCATAGGGATAGCTGACCAGCCAAAAACTCCAACAACCTGAACCGTATTCGGATGAAGCATTGGCACGACGTAGTTACCGTATGGGAACACGTTGTTACCCACGGCCCGAATCCGCGTGAAAGGCTGAGCCAAACCGCCCACGATTCCGTTCGTTGGTTCGAGCTGGTAGTCACTCGCGCCCCATGTCGTATCCCATGAATTGTCAGTAGACGTTTTCAAGCTGGTGATAGACACGAGGTCATCAATCTGCACAACGTAAGAGTTATCTGGCACGAACGTACGAGTAGCCGTCGTGGAATAGAACACACGCTGGCAGTATGAATCAATCTCGCGTGAGGCGGCTTCAATGGCAATTTCTAAAAGCGCATCGTCAGTTGTGTCTGAAATGTGCAGGGCTTGTTTCACCTGATAAAGAGTGCAGTACCCGTTTGTTATTGCCATGCTGCTATTTTAGCCGTGCTCGTATCGCCGTCGACGAGACACCCACCGTATAAGGAAGAAAAACTAGGGCGATGTTGCGTTTCTCCAGATACTCGCGCGTCACGTTTATTTGCTTCAAATAATCACGCCCCATCCAATCGGAACCGATAACGAGCAAGTCCGGCATGACCTCATCAATGAGAGGTTTACAATCTTCATTCCCTTTGTTTATGAGAACATCATCCACCCATCGAACGGCCCGCAACATTTCCAGACGTTCGACGAGCGTCATCACGGGATATTTACCTTTGTAGCGTTTTATGAAGTCATCGGTGTTCACGCCAACAGAAACGTGCGCCCGTGCGCCGCCGAGTTCCACGCACCGTTCGAGTAATGCAACGTGTCCAGGGTGCAAAAGGTCGAACGTGCCGATAGTCAAAACTTTCATGGCCTTATTCTGTACCATTCTGACGGGAAATTGCCGTCTTGCGCCCATTTGGGCAACGCAGACAAATCCTCATATTCGGTGAACCAATCGCCCGCAAGATCATGCCCATGAGTCCAGCAATGAGCCAATTCCGCGTCTAAGTTGTCGGTGACAAGTTCCGTATGAGCAAAACCGCGCACTTTATTTATGAGATAGTCGAGACTTCCCATCGACGTGAAGTGCCATCCGCCCTCAACAATCGGCAGCGTTTGACGCGACCAGCGCATCGAGTTCACCGACTGACCGCGAAAGTCTGACCAGCGACCCATGACGCCCGTGAGTTCCATCTTGTGAAACCAGCGGAGGCTCATATGATACTTAGGCATATTCCAGGCGCACAATGATTCTTCCCACCTGTTGGGCCATTCGTCCATGTCGAAAAGCCCCACGAGGTCATCATCTGCAAGATTCAGCGATTCAAGAACGACGCCTACCTGATCGCGCTGCCAATGGTCACAGCCCCATGCATCGAGCGCGGGCATGATTACCTGAACGTATTTGATACGGTCATGGAACGCCGCGAACCGTTCCCAATTCTCCGCGAGCGTGTAGGGCTTCGATGTTCCCGTGAATGTTTTGTCAGCCTCGACAATCACCCACAAATCCGCGTCCACCGTGTTGAGACGGCCCTCCAAAATGTCGAGTTCGCCGCCAAATATTAGCCCCTCGACTTTCATTGCCAAGTGCCCTTCCATTTGCGGAAGTATTGATTTTCAAGAACGAGATTCATGCGCCCAAACTTCTCACCCATGTGCCCGTCAGCGTCGGTCAGATCGGGAAAGAGAACCGGAACGCTACCCGCTTTGTCGGCATAGTCGCGTGTCCACATAATCTCATTCGCGATACTGCCCATTTTGGAATCCACCAAAGGCCAGCCCACAAGTTTGTCGAGCACTTTACGCTCATATACGCCCATATAAGAGCCGTACACGCTTGGGTCGCCTAAGAGTGCCACAGAGCCGGGGAACTCGTCTAAACGCCCCCAGAAGCCCTTAGAGAGCACTTCGGCTGAGTCTTGAAGGAACAAGAAGCGTTCTAGCGTCGTATTTCGGTAAACCCACTCGATTTTGCCAAGTTCAAAACCGCGTTCGAGCGAAACGACAAGAACATCACGGCCCGTAAGACTCTGGAGACATTGCGTTAGCCATTGTTCGCGCCCCGGCGTAGTAGCAACAACCGTTGTCAATCCCATGAGAGATCACGACGTGTAGCCAAGTCCCATTCGCCGCCGGTCAGAATCTCCGCTGTTGCTCGGGCTTCATAGGTTTCCTGGTTCGCCTTGAACGTCTTATAGTTCAGAATGTCGAAACCAGATTCAAGTGTCGCAGAGTTGTCGTGGTGAACCTTTGCCGGGATGTTTTCGAGTTCCACGTCGTGAGCACTTGCGCGGCGTTCGTAATCGTTGTCCTCGAAGTACGCTGGGTGCATGAGTTCGGTGAATAGCCCGACCTTTTGCACGACATCCTCACCGAGAGCGAATGCCGCCCACTTCGGTTGCACATCCATGAATTGCAACGCATCGGAACGCAAAGAGCCAGCCATTGTTTCGAGCGCGCCCGCCTCAAACATCACGTCATCGTTCACAATCAGCCAGGAGGGTGCGAACGGCGAGCACTTGATAATCAAATTCCACGATCCAGCCACGCCAAGATTCTGTGGCAACTGAATGTGATAAATACGCTGGACGTTTTCGGGTTTCGTCGGTTCCCATCCGTCAGGCTTGTTATCAATAATCATCAAATCTTGCACCGGGTAATCAATGCTCGCCAGCATCCGGTCACACAGGTCATGGCGCGTCAGAGTAGGAACGCCGAGAAGGGGAATCATGCAAAAACGCCTTTCCAGAATGGCAGCCACTTGTCGTTGAAAACTTTATCAGCGTCGAAGTCTTGCGCGAAAGCAATTGACTTCTCAGACACGCCTCGGTTTTGGTAGGCGAGTTCGAGCGCGCGAACAATCGAAGAAACATTGGGAATCTGAGAAACGGCCTTCAGTTGCTCGTTCCACCACGGCTGCCCCTCGACTAGGTAGCAGTCCTCAGAAACGAGGTCGGGCGACGCCGCCCATGATGACGTGATAACTCGCACCCCACACGCTTGAGCCTCAAGGCTCGTGAGTCCGAATCCTTCGCCCATGTTGGCATGAAGCAACACGTCGAATGCGGAGTAAATTGCCGCCATATCTTCGTCCGAATATCCCAAGCGGTGTTGCACCGGATCAGGGAACACAACTGCGCCAGGTTCTAGCCCGAACGCTTGAGCGAGCATCGGCAACGTGAACCCACCCATGACGGGCGATGGGTCGCAATGAACATAGAGCACCGCGTCGGGCCGAGTCTGACGGAACAATGCAAACGCTGCAAAGTTTTCGGTGAATGACTTTCGGTGAACCATGCCATTTGCTTTGTTCGCGGAAACCATGCCCACAAGATAGGCGTCTTGATTCTTTCCCAAAATGTATTCGCGCCCCGTCATGTCCAAGAGTTTCATGCGTTCCGTGCGCTTGTAAGTATGCACGTCAATGGCGTGAGGGACATAGGTCGATTCGATGCCCGCCTTTTCGAGTTGTCGCTGACCATGCGGAGACATGGTGACCGGCGTCACGTTAGGACGGCGTAGAAAAGATGCCACAGCACCCGGAAGGGAAACATGATCGAGAGGAACCCACGACACAATCGGGATATCTTTTTGCCCGACGCGGAACGTGTTTGCCATTTGCTCAAACACCCAAACGTCATACAGCGTCATTAGAACCGTCTCGCGGTCATGCGTATTATCGAAGTGCTGGAACCATCCCGGCATCACGTCGGCGGAGTATGGATGAAAGCCTTTGGGGTAATGCGGTATGTGATGTTTGCCAACTTTGACTGTGCCGATGTTGCCCTCTAGCCCGTAGTTGCTCAGGCTCGCGCACTTAATCCCGTGGCGTAGGGCCCGTTCGAGAAACTGTGCGCCTTGCGTTCCATAGCCCGTAGGAATGCCCGGTGTGTTACTCGCGAGAGCGATTGCGCCATTGACTTGCTCGTAAACCTTTCCCATGAGTTAAGCCTACACAAAGAAAATCCCCCCGCCCGAAGGCGAGGGGAAATCCTTTAGCGTTGTTACGCGGTGGTGAGGTACTTTACCGCGCCGGAGGACTTGAGTCCCGAGGCGAGGCGCAGCGTGGTGCGGTATGCCGTTACGTCCTGGTTGAAGAAGGCGTCAGCACTCGTGGCCACCTGAACGTTGTTGTGCGTGATAGCAACGGCGGAGTAGTCACCAAAGATGACCGATTTCGCGCCCGATGACACATCAACCATTGCGGGGTTTTCGAGAACGGGAACACCAGCGAACGTGTCCGGTGCGCCAGCACCGCCGGTACCGACCTGGTACAAGTACGCGCCAACGTTGTCCTTGAGCTTGCGAACAAGTCCGAGCGTCTTGGTGTTCATCATGTAGGCACCGTTCGGACGGTAGGCACCATCGACCGAGTACTGAAGGTCGATCAAAGCATCCGACGTGAGAACAGCAGTTCCCGAAGCAACACCCGAACCAGCGGCAGCAACAACCGTCGAAGTCGCGGTTGCATTTGCCCAAGTTCCGATGGCGTTTCCAGCCTGAGATGCAATCTCGTTCACGATGTCAAAGCCCGCGTCGGTGATGAGTTCGTTCGCAATGAGAGCGAGGAACGCGCCCTTGGTAGGGGACAACAGAATGCTGGAGAACGTCGGTTCGCTCTGCGAAATAGCAGAACCAGCCGTTGTAACTGCAGCAGTCGAGTAAGCGGTCATAACCGGCAGTCGCAGGTCATTCGCGCTCGAACGCACGATCACGTCAGCAACGTTCAGGAATGGGCCAACCTTGCGAGCAATCATCCACAGGCGGTCATAGAACGAAACCGGCACGGTGTCCGAAGAGTTCACGAGCGTTGCGCGCTTCTCAAACTCGAACGAGCGAAGCTCACCCGAAGCAAGAGCACGGAAAATGTCGGCTTCAGAACGAGCCTCGACAGTCTGCGGAACGAACGAACCGGCAGCCTGTTCGGCTTCGGCACGACGAACCTCGGTGCGCTCAGCAACAGCAATGGAACGCTGTGCGTCCTCAATAGCCGACTCGATGCGGTCAATGGTTTGGTTTTCTTCAGCGGTCAGGCCACGCTTCTCAGCCTCGGCAGCGTCAATGATGCTGCGAATCTGGTGAACGAGGTTAGCCTTGACCTCTGACTGTGACTTGATGAAATCGCTCATCATATTCTCCAATCAAAAAAGGTTTTAGGGGATTGGTCGCGCTAACGCTGAACCGTGACCGCGCTAACGCTGAATCCTTATTAGGTTAGGCTTACCTAACTAAAGCGTTCAAAAGACACGCCGAATAGCAAAACGCCCGAGTCCAGCACCCGAGCGTTATGCCTCATAAGGTTACGTCAAAGAACGTGAAGCTTCAATTTGCGTTTTGCCATATCCAGCGATCGCGCAGCCTGAGCCTCGGCTTCGAGAATGGTTATTTCGGGGATAATCCATAATTTGCAAACCGCTTCAGGTTCGATAACGCCAGAGACAATTTGACAGCCGCCGAGTTCGTCATAAAACACGCAGTTAGAACACATCAAGCCCTGAGCCTTGAAAGGGTTCGCGCTCGCCGGTGCATAGTGCGCACCATTAGCGCCCGTAGTTTGGTCAAACTTGCCATGCTCGACAGCGAGTTCTGCCAGGTCATTCGCCTGTTCTTGCTGACGTTCGTTCAGCAATTCATACTCACCCATTAGAACCTCTCCAAAAGGTCGAGTTTCTTCTTCTTCAGCGCGAGAAGGTCGAGGTCGCCCACGATCTCATCAGCTTCATCCGCTGGTGCTAGGCGGTCAAGAACCTGCTCAAGTAGGCGGCGGTCATCCGTGGTGAGGCTCTCCGCGCCTTCTTCAATACGAGTGAGAACATCCTGCAAGGCGTCAGCATCAACTTCGGCACGTTGTGCGACCTTATCAAGTGCGCGAACGCTCACCGTGCCACCCGTTGCGGCGTAAGCGGGCCATGCGACAACGCTCACCTCGTGCAAGCGAACGGACTTCAGTGTGCGCGTCGAACCATCCTGCGACCAAGAATCACCGCCCGACGGAACTGAGAACCCGAACGACATTGCGTCGACAATTCCCTTTGAAATAAGTTCCCGAGCGTCACGCCCGGCGGTGGTATCAGGAAGGACAGCCGTGACCTTTAGTCCGCGCTCATCTTCAATGAGAGAAAGTGTCCCGGATCGTGTCGAAGCGAGCACCGCGCCAGAATCGTGATTCCATAGCATTTTGACGTCATTGCGTGAACGCAACGAACGCTTGAAGGCACCAGGCGCGATAATCTCCGTAAAAGGCAGCGGTTCGCTCGGTGAGTTGAAAAGCGCGGCATAGCCGGTAAACGTGTTTCCGTCACCCTCAGCGCGAAGCTCAATAGTTGTCGTAAACTCGCGCGTTTCAATCTTGCCCATGTCTGCAATTTTACCTTTCCGGTATGCGTTCATCTCTTCGACTCCCTGCGCGTCAAGATTTCGCGGGTCAACAGCCTCAATGCCGAGTTCGTCATAGTACGCCAGCGTTTGCGGGTCATTCTCTACGGCAACCGTGACGTTATACGTTTTCAGTAATTCCTCAGCCGTGGCTTTTTTGTACTCAGGTGAATCAGCCGTACTCGACGGATTCATAATGAGGCGCGAGTAAGTAATATCCAAGTCTTTAAGTTGTTGCACAGTTGCATCACGCTCAGATTCTGGGCGCCCCGTGACAATGAACAATGCGCCAGGCTGATCCTGTAAGAACATCCACGTTTTCTCAACACGACGCCCGCCCTGAATGAGAGTGCCATCAATGTCTGAGATTTTCACCGTAGGCCCGTCAGCATTGCGCGTTTCAGCCTCAATCCGTGCCAACAGTCTGTCTGCGTAATCTTTCGTCCGCATGGCGCCATCCTTTCCACCTTGAGAACCCCATAAAGCATGAGCAACAACGCCCGGCGACGGGTAACCATCCGCACCCGGTTGCGCGTCAGGTGCGTTCAAATCCACCATGTGCCGCGCAATCCACGCCGAGATTCTTTGCCACTTGTCTGCTGAAACTTCGCCTGAAGCCATAAGGCGCGCTTCGCGGACCGTTCCATCGGTTACTCCATCACCGGCAAGCCCATCTTCAAACCACGTCACGCCCTGTTCAGCGGCATCACGCATAAATTGTGGGGCCGAAAGGTCAGGCATGGCGCGCTCACCAATAAAAGGCTCGTCGGTTGCGAGTGAAATTGCCACCGCTTGCTTGATAGCGTCACCTTTGGTTTTGTGGCAGCCGAAAACTTTGTCCGACGGATCAACGACGGCCCACCCGGAACAATCTGGGTTATTCTGTGTAATTGAATACGGCACTAATTACCGCCAGGGTAAACGCTTGTCGGGTTTTCCGGGTCAATCATGGCAACCTGTTGCAACTGAGCCGAAGGCAAACCGGTGTGGATGATGTCGAGTCCGAGCAACTTCGCCACTGATGCCGGATCGTAACCAACTGAGACGAGTTGCTGAGCCATAGCGACTCGCTCTTTGTCTCCCGAAAGTGGCGCGGCGTCAATGTTTACCTGAGCCAAAGGCACACGAGGCTTATCGGCTGAAACGTCATCGACTCGGCGCATATTCTCGACGCGGCGAACGTCGTTAATAGACATCCAGCCCGCTTGTAGAGCCGATGAATAGGCTTGAGTTCTTGCCGCCAAGTCTGCGCGCACGAGAGCGTCCATGTTGAAACGAATAAACGCTGTTTCACCGCCCGGCGTCCTAGACATAAGTTTGCTAAACGCGTTTTCAATCTTTGCCACAAGAGGACGCAAAGACATGGCCACGAATTGAAGGCCCTGCTGCTCGACGCTTGAGTAGGACATACCGCTATCGGTAACGCCGAGAAGATATGGAGGGATTCCGAACGCGCGGGCCACATCAAGCACAGCAAACTTGCGCTGCTCGATTAGCCCTGCCTTATCCGGGTCGATGCCGGTGCTCCTCCATTGTGCACCACCTGTGAGAACGCCCGTCTTTGCGGAACGACGCCAGCCACCATGCCGACGATCAACACCGGCAGCCAACTGCTCAGCCTGCTCTTGCGTGAGAGCCTGAGGCACCTCGATAATTCCAGCCATGTTCACGCCGGAACCGAAGAACGTAGCCGTAAAGGATTCAAGGGCCTTTGCCAGCGCAAAGTTCTCTTTCAATGCATCAACGCGCGACGTGCCACGAACCGAACCGGGCTTGAGAATGTCCACGACGTGCACAATGTTCTCGCTCGATAGTTCTTCCTTCGTGGAAGTAATCGTGAACGTGAGGCGTCCGAGCGCGTTGCGCTTTACCTCCACGTCCATCGGGTTGAGAACAACGAGGTTCACAACTTCGCCCGAGCTGTTCGAGTAAACGCGCACAAACGCATTGCCTTCAAGCATGAGGGACACAATGACCGACGAATAGAAAGCCGTGTAGCCAACAAAATCGACATCCGGATTCTGAACCCACGCCGGCGCGCCACCACCCTGGCGGAACGGGTACAGTTCACCGTCACGACGAATAAAGCAATCGAGAGGCAGCGTTGAAACTGAATCGGCGTAAAGCGAAATCGCGCTAAACACGGCGTTGATCGTGAGGGCCGAATCTGCGTCTACCGTGACGCCCGCAAGCGTTCCCTTCACCATGTCACCGCCCGAAGCGAACACAGACTGAAACGACGTTGCACGTCTTTCCAAAAGTTTTTCGAACATTACTTAGCCACCGCCAAACCGATAAGCACCAAACCAATGCCGGCGGCGATAATTCCAGCCGGTAGCCAAATGAGCGAGACGCCGGCAACAATGACTCCGACACCTGCCACCTGCAAAATTGTGGAAACCACGACGCCGCCTAAAAGTAAAATTGTGGAATAATGTCGGGCTCAAGTTTAGCCGACGCCCTATGCCATGCCATCATCAACGCTACGGCGAGGTCAATTTTTAGTTTCGGATTACGGTAATCCTTCGTGAGCCTCGAACCGCCTTTTGAGTCCGCTTTAAGAATGCAATTATCCATGTGTCGAGCCATTGCGGGGTCACCGTCATGCACAAACTTCTTTGACATAATCGCCTCGAATAATCGGGCAGTCGCTGGCACTTGATAGGCGAGCGTTTGCGGAAACTCGACAACTACAATGCCAGCCTGTAGCCATTGCATCATCTCGTCTTGCCAATAGGTCGGGTCACACACCATCTCTTTGCAACCAGGATTCTCGCGCACAAAATCGAGAACATAATTCGCAACGGCCTGTTTATCAATCACCCATGAATCATCGTTCACGGCGAAATCCTTTTCCCACGATCCGGCGCGCAGAACGCGGAACACATCGCCGTCAAAACGCGGGAGAATCACCGCGACGAGGGCCGTCGAATCGTTCTTCCATGAACCGTCGAAGCCTAAGTAGTATTCATCACCCGGTTCGAGGCGCACAGTCTCGTCCGCAAGTTCATCCCACGCGCCAGCCGGAAGCCATGCATTCTTGACATTCACCCATTGATTCAATCGCTTCGTTCTAAACTCATGCTCAGGTGTACGCAACACAGCACTAGCAAAATCATCACTAGCGACCAAATCATCAAAGCCAGGATTAGCAATCTTCCACGTTGCCGGGTCTTTGTAATCAAGTTCCGGCGGGGCTTCCCACCATGCCATAAAAAACGACGGGTCAATTACTTCTCCACTCGCGCAGCGTTTTCCATATTGATACAACTGGTAGGCAATACTCTCACCGCCACTAACATCGGTTCGCAGGCCCGCCGTCGTAATCGCGACGAGCTGAGCGAGAGAGCCACGGTTACCCATCGCGAGAGACATAACGTCAAATAATGTTCGGTCACGGTGAGCGTGGAGCTCATCCGCGATAATCCGTGACGGATTCATTCCTTCCGCGCTAAAACTCTCACTAGCAATGACGCGCAAAACGGACTGAGAGCCAGGCACATAAATTGAATCCCTGTACACGGTCACATTGTCCGCGAGTTCCGTAGCCTGAAGCATTCGTTTGGCTTCTCCAAACACGATGCGCGCCTGATCGCGTGTTGCCGCGCAGACTACGACCTCGGCCCCTTGAATGCCCTCGAATAAAAGCGAATAAAGTGCAATCGCAGCCGACGAGAGAGCCGACTTACCTGATTTTCGTGGCATGCCAATTAGAGCCGTTCGTGCCAGGTATCCGCCGTTCTCATCTCGCGCATATAGATGGCGCAAAAGTTCCTTCTGCCATTCACGTAAAACCAAAGGCTCACCAGCACGGCCCGCAATACCGTCTTTACCGATAGAGCCAAAAGCCTCAGCAAAACGCACAGCGTGGCGACCATCGGAACGCGCTAAAGATTCCTCATCGACAGGCGTCAAATACAGCGGGGGCCAACTACTCACCGCGTGCCTTCATGTCCATGAGTTCTTGAAGCTTCGATTTCGTGCGAGCTGAGACAAGTCCAAGTCGAGTGCGATCCGCTGGCGTAAAGCCGAGAAGTGAAAGTCCGTTCACGATAGCCTTCTCAGTCTCAAGCAAACTCATATTCACCACGCGCGACTCCGGCTCATCCCAAAACCGCCGTGAGAGTTCATCGCGCCGGTCAAGTTGGCGGCACACCTGCGCCACGAGTTGCGTGTCCGTGCGTATTGAAATCCAAAGTTCGCCCGCGCCAAAGATTTTATTCCACAGCTCAAGGCCCGACTCACGCAAGTCCTCGGGCGGCTCAACATAGCCATATTCGAGAGGCGCAACACCGTCTACTCGAATAGGTCGTTTGCTCGGATTGCCCTGCGCTATCTGCAATTCAACGGGCTTCGGCGGGTTTGGCATGGTTCCTCCAACCACAACATCTAGTGGTCAAAGCCTAGCGTAACCACAACATATTGAATCGGTTTGAACTGCGGAGGCGCGAAATGTGTGGGGCTCGGGGTGCTGTCCGCAACGCTTTTCAGAAAAAAACCCACCCCCGTTGATGCCAGGTAGGGCCTACCAATATCGAGGCACAAAAAAACCGCTGTTGTTCAGCGGTTAGTCGGGGGTACTGCCCTGCAATCGGTGGCTGCTATCCCACCCCTTCCTCTAGTGGTTTGTTTCCGCGTTTTGCGTTACAGCTTCTATGCGCTGCCGCAAGTGGTGATGTTGAGTCTCCGGCTATGAGGTGGTCGGCTTGCCACGGATCGGTGGCACGGTATCCCTGCCCGCACAGGTGGCAGGTGACTGCCCCCTCCCTTATGCGTTTTGAAATGCTTTTGTATCTAGCGTTATAGAGTTCTTTCTTTTTTGCAAGACGGGCTGGATTGTTTTCTCGCGCCCGATTGAGTGCCGCCTGATGTTCTGGGCAGTATTGGTTAGGGCTGAGAACGCCACACGTTATGCATGGCTTGGGAAACTTCATTCCGGGTCATCCTCGGGCGGTGTTGGTTGTTCTTCGACCTGTGGCGTCATCATGGCTTGGGCCTGCTCCATGATCTCGCGCGAGGTGCGAATGTATGGTTTCGGTTGCGGTAGTGGTGGATTGTTTTTTGCGCTCATTTTTATTCGTCTCCAATCTGTTTGCAAATGAGTTCACAACCATCTTCTTCATCTTTGGGTTTCGGAAAATGGAATCGCTCATGTGCCTCCGCCATGAATTGCGCTTCCCTTTGGCCGTCGGCATTGCCGTGCGTGTCATGCACGTCGCAATACCATGTCCAGCCCGCTTGCGTACAACCGTGTACCAATGTCTTTGCCATTTCTCCTCCTTAGTCGAGCCACACCTGATATGCGGCGGTTACCCTGCCCGCTTCTGTGTCAATGAAGTGCAAACGCTGTGATGGGACGCCCGACGCGGCGAGACTATCCCGTGCATAGCGGTTATCTGATTCTGTTGATCCTGTCCAATAGATAGCCCCAAGCCCATCCGCGAGTGGTTCCTGCGCGTTGCGGTGATAGTGGCCGAGATATATGTCTTGGAACGCCCACTTGTATGCGCCACCGCGCCACCTGTTGCCCGCTGCAATCCATGCCTGAGGCGAGGCGAACCCTGACCTGCCCACCTCATCACCGTGCATGAGCAACGCGCGATAGTTGCCCATCTCGATGCGCTGAATATCTTCAGGGCAGTCTTGCCAGGTCAAACGCTTTTCGCTAGCGAGAAGTTGCTTTGCGAGCTCGTAACACATTCTGTCTACGTTGTCGTTCTTCGGTACTGCGTCACGCTTGGAACCAATGCGCCCGTGGTTTCCCCACTCAGATACGACGGTCACGGTTTCATAGTTGGCGAGTGCATGGCGCACCACATCCACAATGAGGCGCGACACGTTCACATATTGCTCGAATAACGTGGCATCAATCTCGAACGCCTGGGTAGCGAAGTTGAACAAGCCTTCAATCATGTCTCCGCCGAAGGCAATGGTGCAATGCTTCACGGGATGATCCGCGCGCTGAATCTCAGTTATGCGTACCGCCTTCTCGCAGAATTGCATGACGCGCTTCACCATGATTTGGCTGTTATAACTTGGCGTGACTTTTGCACCCTGCCAATCGGTCATGACCCATAAGGCGGCTTCGGGCCCTTTGCGTCTGTCTGGCTTTGGTTCTCGCACAGGCTGTATCGGGCCTGCCGCTAATGTGGCGTCGTAGGCTGCCCTATGCGTGGCTTCGACGAGGTGCTGGTAAACGTCTTTCGCGCTTGCCAACTGTCGCTGGAGTCGAACAACCGCGCGACGAAGCTCAACAACGTCACGGGGTAATTCTTCCGGCGGCTCTAAGTTTTCAAGCACGAGCATTCTCCACGACGGTGAACCGCGAGTGTGTCGGCCTTGATATCAATACCGCGTTCAGCCAATGCACGAGACAGTCCGTAACTTGTCCATTTCGTACGGTCAGCCATAGCCGCTTCGAGGAGTTTGCGATCGTCTTTGTCTAGCGATTCCAAGATGCGCCGTACTTTGCATGGGCGAACCAACAAAACAGGTTCCATGCCATCAAGAATGCCCATTAGAACGGCTCTTCCGCGAACGCCCGTTGACTGAATGACTCAGACTTTCCGGACTGTACGAGTTCCACGCTGTCGGCCTTGATTGTGAGCGATGAATATGTCTTTCCAGCATTTTCGCGAACTTCGGTAAATTGCTTTCCAACAACCTTCACTTTGTCGCCCACTTTGAACTTGGTAAAGTCAATTTCGATTTGCCACCCAGCTTTCACGGTGAAGTACGTGCGAGACGCCAATACGGATTCTTCGCCCTCTTTTTTGTAGTGCGGTTCACTAATCTTCATGCCCCAATGTGGATGCGGGTCGGTGCTTTCCTTTTTCCATTCTTGAACGTAGCCAACTACGACGATCTCAGCCATTATTTGTTCTCCAATTCCAAGCAAACCTGTATTTCATGCATGGCGACCTCCGCCGACATTTCGTTGAATTGCGCGTAACGCTGCACAACATCCACGATGTTCTTGAGTTGCGTTATGCGTGGATTCACGACTTCTTCGAGATACTGCGCCATTTGTGCTTGGTTCATAGTTTGTTCCCTTCCACGTAGTTTGCGAAGGCACGTTCTTGGGCCTCGGTTAAGTGTAGTACGACATCCCGACGTTTCACCTTAGGTTTAGGCTTCGAGACAATGGTGCGTGTTTTCGCGGGTTGTTTGGTTGCCTGACGTTTCGGTGCCCGTTTGCGAACCGTTCCCGCTTTCGTGAGCATGGCCCGCGCTTGATCCGGCTGCAAGGTGAAGCGTTCAGTTTCGAGTTTCTCCAGGTCGATATGCATGATTTCGTTATAGAGGCTCAATTTCAACCTCCCCAAACATTCCGCAATCATCGCTTATGCGCTTCTTGCTCAACTCCGCATATTCCGGGTTTAGCTCGGTACCGACATAGTTTCGACCATTGCGTAGCGCGACCACGCCCGTAGTCCCTGAGCCACTAAACGGATCAAGAATCGTGTCACCCTCGCGCGAACCAGCAAGCACGCAAGGCTCGATTAGTGCTAGTGGATAAACGGCAAAGTGTGCACCAGAGTAAGGCTGAACGGGAACAGTCCAAACGTCACGTTTGTTCTTTTTGCCATCGGCACCAAAGACTCGTTCGCCCAGTGAAAACCTATCTCCACCGACATAGTCGGCTTGATAACCTTCCGCGTTCTTATTGCGTGAAGTTAGTTCGGTTAGCGCATCTTCTTTGATTGCCTCGTGGTCATAGAAATATTTTGCAGATTTTGACAACAAGAAAATATGCTCATGCGATTTTGTCGGCCGATCAGTCACGCTTTCCGGCATGGGATTCGGCTTATGCCAGATGATTTCTGAGCGCAAATACCAGCCTCGTGCCTGTAGTGCGAACGCTACGCGCCATGGAATACCGACCAAATCTTTGTGCTTTATTTGCGAATTAACAAAACTTGATGCCATACGATTTGCTGCGCTTCCCTTCGGTACCAGAGTTCCTGTGCTTTCTCCGCGCGTCGTGTCTGGTGTGGCCTTGCCATCTCGGTAAGAGGCATAACTATCACCAAGATTCAGCCACAACGTTCCATCATCCGCAAGCACACGCCAAACCTCATCAAACACAACGCACAACTGCTTCACGTACTCATCAGGCGTTTGCTCAAGTCCTATCTGGTCATTTTCGCCATAATCACGAAGTCCCCAATATGGCGGCGACGTAATGCACGTTTGCACCGAGCTTGCCTTAAGTGTTGCCAGAGTTTTGCGGTTGTCTCCGACCAAAATACGAGCCGTGTTAAACATCATTGACTCACCGCCCGAGAGTAGCGACCATCCCAATGCAAACGAATCTCCCCCGTCTCGCCGTGGCGGTTCTTAGCCACGTCCATTATGAGTTCCTCGCGCGGGAATATCCCTTCACGTCGTAGCAAAATCACTACGTCTGCGTCTTGCTCAATTGCGCCGGACTCTCGCAGGTCAGATAAACGCGGCACAGCGTCAGCGGTGCGTTCTGAGTTGCGGTTCAGTTGAGACAGCGCGATCACAGGCACACGAAAGTCATTAGCGAGAATCTTCAGCTGGCGAGAAAACTCCGCTACTTGGTTGTGCCGTTCCATCTTCGACTTGGACGTGAGTAGTTGGAGATAGTCCACGATCACCCCTGCAAGTTTGCCCTGACGTGAGACGGTGCGCACGAATTGGCGAATGTCTGACGGGTTCACGCCCGAACGGTCATCGACTGCAATCCGTAGGCCCGCGATACTTTCGCGCTGTTCCGCGAGCACTTGCTTTTCCACCGCTGAGAGTCTGGCGTCATTCAAGTGCCCCACGCTGATATCGAGGCGTTCGGCAACAATGCGCGAGACAAGTTCAGTCTCGGTCATCTCCAGCGATGAGAACGACACAAGGCCATGCTTCGAGAGTTGCGTGGCGATTTGCGCCGCTACGACAGTCTTACCCACGCCGGGACGCGCTGCCACAACGTACACAGCACCGGGACGGAATCCGCCTATTGCTGCATTCAATCCATGCCAGGGCGACGGAATAAACATTTCTTTCGCCTCAAGTTTCTTTTCAAGGCTTGGGAGAATGTCTCGGATAAAGCGCACTTTGCTCGCAGATTGCCCTACCGCTTCATCGACAAGTTGGCGGGCCCGTTCCACAACTTCCGAAGCGGTCAGCGAATCTTCGAGGTTCGCGAGCCCTAAGCCCGCGCTCTTGAGTCTGCGACGTAACGCGGCGTCGGTGATGATGCCCGCATATTCTTCGACTGCGTACGATCCGAACGCATATTCGTTCAGGCTCGTGATGAGTTGCGAGTGCTGAGGAAGTGCCGCCGATACTGTGATGAAGTCAGCGGTGCGCCCGGATTCCGTGAGTGTCTTTATCATGTCGAACAAGTCGCCTAGTTGCGGGTTAGCAAAGTCTGCGCCGGACACGTTCACGAGATCAACAACGCTCGGTTTTCCAAGACACGCGCCTACGAGGGCCTTCTCGGTGTCAAACATCTTCCGGCTCGATTCCGAATTGCTTTTTAGGCGGCGGAGGCTGGTTCGTCAC